TCATGCGCATATGAACGCAGAACATCTTTGGGGTGGCGGTATAACGTGTATAAAACTATTTCGCGTTTATTTGGGTTGTAAAACGCTGTTTTGCCCATAACATCTTGCGCGTTATCTACATCGTCATGTATAAATACTAAACTAGGTAGAGGAGTTACATTCATTCCCTTATCTTCCATATAACCATTTAAAGAATCTATATGTGGGGTATAATCAAACTCATCCTCTCCTATTACTTCATTTACTAATCGCACCAAACCGAATGGGTCATTATCCTCATTTAATGATTGATAATTTGAAATTTCTTGTTTATTTACCCAATCTCCTATTTCTGGTCCTTTTAAACCTGAGGGTGCCTCATTGCCCCTTACACTTAATTCAAAATTTAAAAATTTAGTAAAATCTTTACCTACTAAATTTCCTATTTTATTTATTTGTTCATCAGTTACACCTGATATTTTTTGGAATTTTTTATATGATTGTATTTGATTTGGGGTAAAATTAGCTAATGAAGCTAAGAAACTGATTTGTTTAGCTTCTTCCCCAGAGTATTTTAATTGATTTAATTGTTTAACAATTTGAGATGGTGAATTTTGTTTTAAAAGGTAAGCAAGTAAAACAATATAATCTTCCTCATCTATGTAAGGTGTTGTAATTGTTAAATTAGGAAGGATTTGATTTAAATAACCCAATCCATCTGCTGTTTCTAAATATTTTTTAGTTGATATAGCTTTTTTGAGTCCTTTAAGGAATTCATCTCTAATTCTTTCTCCACTTACACCTTCAAGTGATGGGTTATCTTTTAAAGCTTGTAATGTTTCTTTACCTAATTCTCCTCCTGTTTGACCATGAAATCTTAATGCTCTTAATTTACGTAAGGCATCTTCTTCAAATCGCTCAGAAGCTTTACCTACAGTTCTAATTTTTCTATCTTTTAAATCTTGAACCCCACCTACTAAATCAACTACTTCACCCTTATCTATATCATAAAATAAGGCATTAATAGTTAAATCTCTTCTATTAACATCACCTTCAATATCAGTGTATTCTACTGAATCTGGTCTTCTACCTTTGCCTATATCTTTTCTAAAAGTAGCTATTTCATGACCATTTACCATTACAACACCAAATTGTTTTCCTATTTCTAAAGTTTTTAATCCTTCTTTTTCAGCTATTGCTAGTACTTCATCTGGAGTTGCATCTGTAGCTAAGTCATAATCTTTAGGGTCCTTACCTAAAAGAGCATCTCTTACTGCACCTCCAACAACATATAATTTTTTCCCATTTTTTATAAATGCTCTATAAAGATGAAGAATATCTTCAGGTAAATTAAGATCTAATTTTTCTTCATTTACCATTGCTTCTCTTAATAAAACTTCACCTAATGGACCATGTTTAACTAATTTAGAAATAACATCCACTCCAGGCATATCTATAGATCTTATAGATTCTACATTTTTAGGAGAATCATCATAAAATCTAATTTTATTAAATCCTTGATTAATGTAATCTTTTATTACTTCTAATTTTTCATTTGGGTCAGAACTACCTACAGCATGTAAAGTTATTTGAGGTAAATTCTTTTTTTCTAGAAATGCCTCTACATCAGTAGCTACTTCAGGTTGTCTAGCGGTTAATATAATTGTTTTGGCACCTGATAATTGGGATGATTTTTCTAATATTTTGGAAAATAATTCAAAATTGTCTTTAATTACTTTTGGACTTTTTAAATATTTAAATTCTGAAAAATCTAATTCATCATTTGGTCCTGGTTCATATAAGGCATATTCAGCAGGTGTTAATTTAAATGTTCCTTGTTCAGGGTTAGTAACTATAACATTTGATTTTGAAGTGATTAAAGTGTCATCTAAATCAAAAGCATATAAAATTTTATCTTCAGAAGCTTCATTTATAAAAGCAGAAGGTGTTAATGATTTTTTTAAGGCAGGTATTCTTGATAACATTAAGTATATAACCCCTCCAGGTAATACAGAAGCAGCTGTAAACCCTGCTACTTTAAGAACATCTTTCATTTGATTACCTATTTCTTTTTTTTCTTCTTTAGATAATTGTTTTTTACCTTTTACAGATTGGACTAATAATTTAAAGGCATCTTTAGTTTCTTGTTTTTCTTGTTTTAAAGATTGGATAAATTTTTTAAAACCCCCTTTAACTTTATCTACATACTTTTGTAATTTCTCACCTTCTAAAATAAGATGGACTTGGAATTTTTCATCTTCAGTTAAATCTATTGGTAAAGTATCATAAAATTTTTCTAAATTTTCTTTAAATAGTTTTCTTGAATTAGTACCACTATCAATGTTTTCAGTTAATACTCCTTTTGGGATTACATTATCACTATATCTTTTTACAAATTTGGATCTTTCCTTTATATCAATAATATCTTTTTTATTATTTTTTCTTGCACCTATAAAAACATAAACATTATCTTCTTTATTTTCTTTTAGGAATTTTTTATAAAAATTAAATGGTGATATTACAGGAATGATTTCAGTTTCAACAGGTATAAGTCTTTTATAAACTTCCCATATTTGAACTGATTGGTCTTGGGTTACTCCCCCTCTATTTTTTTTACCTACAGCTATAATAAGCTTATTTACTTTAGGATTTTCACTTAAACCTTGTAAGACAACTTCTAAATGCCCCTTAGTAGGTGGTTTAAAACCCCCACCAAATAAAGCAGTGGTTTGTTCTTTAACCATACTGTCTATTAAAAATTCACTTAGTCCGTTCATTTTAAAAAGTTAGATATTTGTGTTTGAGCTTCGTCTTTTGATACTGATGACTTGATTATATTCTGTAAGTGGTTTGAATTTAATAAATCTTGTATTTGTTTGTTTGTTTCTTCTTTTTTAGCTCTTGAACGTATTTTTTCTTTTTCTGTTTTAGGTTTAGTATTTTGTGGTTTAAATGGGTCTAAATACTTTGTTATTATTTGTTCTAAGTCAGTCATTGCCTCTCCTGTATTGGCTACTGAGACGAAATTTTTACCAAATGCTTGTTGATAAGGTTCGAAATTTTTAGTAACTGAATTCCATGTAGACATTACAATTGCGGGTTGTAAACTCCTATCTTTACCACCTGATTTTTCAAATCTATTCTGATTTTGTTTTAAAGATCTTTCTAAATCAGTATAAACATACAACATAAAAACATCATAACCTGCTGCTTCTAATTCGCCCTTTAATTTTAAAGTGTTTTTTTGTGAAGCTGCTGTTCCATCTAAAATAAATGGTTCTTGATTTGCTATTGCATTTGGGATTAATTCTTTTTTATGTTTTCGAGAAGCAACAGCCATTGCTTTAGCAGCAGCACTTCTTTCTTCAGGTCCATGGGATTTTAAATCTAATGATACATTTGATTGTCTTAATAAATCTATGAAGGTATCATCTATATTAAAGGTTTTTAATCCTCCTAAATCTAAACCCCTTAAAATATACCCTTTACCCGCTCCAGGAGCTCCAGCTAAGATAAGGGCTTTGGGTTTACCTTGTACTTCTAAAAGCAAATCTCTTAATTTTATCATAGTTATAAATACTATATTTCTCTCTTAACTTTAGTTTTAAATTCAGTAAAGGTTGGTTTATGTTTTGGGTTTTCTAAATCAAATAATTTTTTAACAGTTTTAAATATGTCTAAATTTTCTTCATGTGTGCGTTTTGATTCAAAAAGTTCCCATCCTTTACCTTGTATTTTACCTTCTTTAGGACCACGCTTTGATGATTTTAACCATAAAATACCTTGTCTATCAGGCATTTTACCAAAACATTCAGAATAACATTCAGAATAAATTGCTGTTTGTAATTCATAAGTCGTTTGTAGGTTATTTGAAAATTTAAAATCTATAACCCAAACTTCACCATCAATCTCACAAACCAAATCACAGGTACCTGCTACTTTAATTTTGTCTGAAAATAAATGAACTTCGGTTTCTAATAGTGTGGGTTTATAGGTTTCCCACCATTCTACAAATCTTAGGAATCCTTGCCAAATATTAGGATCGTACATTGGGATTCCATTTTCCATAAAATTTAATTCTTTCCCATTTAAATAATCTTCTATCATTTCATGAACTAAAGTCCCATCCTCACCTGCTTTTTTAACTATGTAATCAGCTGAGTATCCTACTTTTTTGAGCCAATCTTGAAAATGTTTTCCTTTTGGGTAACAACTTAAAACGTAAGTTATTGAAGGGTAATATTCCCCATTTCGCTTATAATACCTAGCATCAGGGAGAGTTATTTGTTGTGCATCGTCAGATATTTGTAATATCCTATTATACTTCTTTTTGGTTTTCATATTAATGAAAGTTTCTTTTCCATTAGTTGATATTCATCCAATGGTAAAGTATTTTGAATTAGTTTGGTGAAATTTTTAAATCCCATCTCACTTGGATCTTTTCCTTCTAATTCAACAAGGTATACTTCTTTACCTTGGTTTATTAAATATTCACAATGTTTTAAAGCCTGTTTAATAGCGTCTGTATCTAGAGCTATGTAAATTTTTTCTACTGTTGATTTAACTATCTTTTTAAGTAAATTAGATTGGATATTTTTACCTAATAATGGTATAGCATTTCTTTTAATTGCAATTGCATCAAATGCACCCTCACATAATATTAAGGGTAAATCAAAATTTATAAATAATTCAAATGGGATTATATCTCTTGAACAATCAGGATTCCTATATTTTATAAAGGCATCCTTTTCAAATGAACGTGAAACAAAATAATTTAATTTACCATTACAATCATAGGAAGGTATAATTATCATATTTCTATATTTACCATAATCACAATAACCTATATTATATTTTAAAATATCATCATCAGTTAAATTTCTTTTCCTTAAATATTTGTATGCTTGTTTAGCAGTAAGGTCTTTATTTCCTATGATAGTTTTAAAATTATCAGGTAATTTAACATCTTTAGATTCTATTACTTCTTCTACAGCATCTTTTGTTTTAACTAATTTGAATAATTCTTGAAATTTTTCGGGGGATGCCTTTACCTTATTGAATAGAGTTTTTACTGTTTTTCCCTTAGTATTACACACCCAACAATGCCATGGGTTATAACCTTTTTTGTTTTTAGTAAAGTTAATTTCTAGTTTTGGTTTAGAATGGTTACAGAAGGGGCAATGGTAAGCTTGATTACCTCTTGATGTTCTTTTACCAACACCTAAAACAGAGTCAACTAGGTTAACTAATAGTTCGTTTATCATACAGGGTAAATATACGAATCCTCTATCGAGATTCAAAATCTTTCTTAAAGAACTTCCCTAATATATTATCATTAAAGAACATATCAGGTTTTTCTAGTACTTGATACATAAATTGATATTGGGTTTCGTAATATGTGAGTAATTTTTTACTTGGTGCTAATTTTATAATATAACGTTCAAAGTTTTCTATGGAATCTTTTTTAAATAATTCTAATAATACTTTATTTGAACCATAATAAGTTAACCAATCTGATTCCTTAATAACACGCTTGTGGGTTGGTTTCCTACCCTTAACACCTTCATATAATAATAAATCCTTTTTAGTAACCTTAACTTTACGATTAAACTGTAGTACTTTTTTACCTATATAAGATTTACCTGAGGGAGT